GGAACCCGAGGGCGCGAACAGCGCCCGCAGCAGTTACCGTTTGTGTAAGATCATGATCTAAAAACCACACGCTAATTCCTTATCCCATAAAGAGTTATAAAAAGTACTGTTTTTTAGACACTACTTTTTTAGACAGTAGCTGTAAGGATTACCAGCTATATGTACAAATTTCGGTATTAAATTTTCTGGTAAAGCGGAAAATTTATCAGCCTCCCTGTAATAGTAATCCATTACAGAGGAGGCATTTTTATCGGCAAGCAATTAAAGGAGGCTAAAAATGCAAAATAATCCAAACATTTACTACGGAGTAAAAACAGAGATTAACAATGCGGATGACACGGCGACCGCAGAAATGGTTTACAGCCCACCGGATCAAAAAGTAAAACCGGAAAACACACACGACGATAACTGGTACGGATCGACGCTGATCATTAACTGGTACGAATCAAGGGAGCTTGCGAAAAAAGCTTTAATAATGAGGAAAAAATCATTACAAAAGCTGGCAAAAATAGCATAAACAAACCTAAAAACAAGTAATAAAAGTTTTTCTACAAAAAGGAGAAAAGCAGATGACGGTAGAAAGAAAAACAGAAAGAGCGATTTTAATGCTGCATGACGGAATTAATTTTTGGATTCAAAAGCGCTGGTTAAGAAGCGACAACACACTGACACCCGCTGGATGGAAAGCGTTTCACATAGCAAAAAGGGATCACTGCAAGCACATTAATTTTAACGCGTTAAAAGAATTTGAACTAATGAGCGAAACGCACGCCGCGTATCTTCTGCGTGGCAAGGTGAAACATCCGGACAGTAAGATAACGAATGTCCAGTTCTGGATACCGCATTCCATGGTATGCAACTGGAATTTTGTAACAAACAAAATCAAAGAGATAGAAAACGATTTTCCATTTAACGGAGTACATGTGATATGGAGCGGCAATAACGCTATTGACGCGGAAGCAAGTTAAAAGGAAACCCTAAAATGACATGTAACATTTTAAAATATCCGGACTCAAAGAACATGATAGCGGATAAAATAATTTCATTATTTCCGGAAGATTACCGTAACATGACATACATAGAACCTTTCTTTGGTTCCGGAACAGTCTTTTTCAGAAAAGCTCCAAGCATAGTGGAAACAATAAACGATTTAAATGAAGACGTGTATAATTTATTTCTACAGATCAGGGTAAATGCAGACGAGCTTTCAAGATTAATAGAAAATACGCCATGGAGCAGACAGGAATACGAAGAATCGTATGATAGAGTTGAATCGGAAACGGAAAACGCAAGACGTTTTTTAGTACGGTGCTGGTTTTCAATCGGAGCTGATGGATCCAGAGGAAAAGGCTATTCTGGATGGAGACATAATAAAATATCAGATAACGGAAATATCGCAGGATTTAATCAATTACCAGAATTAATACAGGGAGCATCATCCAGATTAAGACCTAAAAATAAAAACATAGTTCAGATAGAAAATCAGGATGCTTTCACTTTAATAGAGAAATATAACCGTGAATATGTACTGATGTATCTGGATCCGCCTTATATATTAAACACAAGAAAAAACAGAAAAAAATATTCGCATGAGATGACGGACGAAGATCATATTCGCCTATGTGATTTAATAAATGATTCAAAGGCAAAGATAATACTGTCAGGTTACGAGAACGAAATATACGAATCTCATTTAAAAAATTTTAATAAAATTTATATTTCATCATTTGATGAAAGCGGAAATTCAGGCAAAGAAGTTATATGGCAAAACTACAGTGTTACATTGGATCTGTTTAGCGAAGAATAATATTTTTTTACCTGGGATTATAACATGTTCCAGAAGGTTTTTATTATATATTGCCTGCCTGTATGGGCGGGAAAAAATATTAATTAGGAGATGTATATGAGTGAAAACACAACGGTATCAATTAAAATGATTGAATTAAAAAAAATAACCAGCGAGAGTAACCGCAAGTACACCAAAGATGACGGCTTTGAACAGCTGATGGGCAGCATTCAAAAACACGGGATTATCGAGCCTCCGGTATTGCGTTTCACGGGTGCTATGAAAATGGAATGTTACAATGTGATTGCAGGACGCCGCAGGATAGAAGCGGCAAAGAGGCTGGGAAGGAAAGAAGAATTATGTATCGTGTATGTAAAAGAGGATTCGCGAAACAATGAAGAAATAGCGTTAGCGGAAAATATAAACCGGCAGGAAATGCATCCGCTTGATGAAGCGGCGCTGTTCCAGCACATGGCCGACAACGGCTCGACAGTTGAAGAGATTTCAAAATATTACGCACGCAGCCAGTCAGCGATTTACAAACGCTTGCGGTTATCGGGGCTTGACGAAGAACTAAAAGGAATGTTCCGTGACGGAATAATCAATATTGCCGGAGCCGCAGTACTTGCGGAGCTCCCGGAAGGGGATCAGAAAGTATTTTTTAAATTAAATAAAAACAAAGATAAAGAAATAGAAAAAAGCGCAATATTTCAATTTGTAAACAAAAAACAGCGCTTCACCATTAAAGAATGTATTAAAGGCTGCACAAACTGTTCCAAACGGACGCACAACCAGGGCAATGAATTGTTTGACGAGTACCAGCATCTGGACGATGTTTGCCTTGACGCGGACTGTTACCGCGTAAAATGGTATGAAATGATAAGCGCGGCGATACTGATACAAATTAAACAAATGACTGAAGGAGGCGTACAAACCGATAACAAGGTTTATTTTACAGGCGGCATACCAGAGCTGCTTTATAAAAAAGCGACTCATGTGAATTTGGAAAATATTCGTTATGACATTTTACGAGACAAGGATTATGACTTTACAGGCGAGACAAATAAAAAGAAAAATGCCTGCTGGAAAGTTCATTGTGATTATAACGGAAAAATAGATGTAAGGCGGGTTGGATACAAAGAGAGACTTCAAAGAGAAAAAACAATTGTTGATGATGACAAAAGCAGTAATGTTAATGTCAACGATTACGGCCGTGAAACGATGAAAGTTTTAGCGGACTATAACGGAATAACATCACAAGAACTTGCAAAAAAATTAAAAGATAAAAAAATATCCGATTACAATTTCAGGAATGATATAAAGGATATGGTATTCGAGCGCGTTATCGAAAGGCGGATAGAACTGGAAAAAACAGGTAAAGAACCGCCGCACGATTATTTAACAATGTTTATGCGATTAGCTGATGAAGAAATATATGGAGATAAATCATTCCTGGAAAGAAATTTCAACGATGTTCAAAAAAAATGGTATAAAAGTTTATTTGGAGAAAAAACAATTAAACAGATATTCGACGGCTTAAGCGGCGAAGCGCAGCAGTTATTCCATTTTTTAATGCTGAGTATAGGATTTTCTCGCGAAGCGCCTGATCTTGACGAATTAAAAAACATTGATAAAAAAGATAATATATTCTGGCAATACGCATCCATGAGCATAGATGAATACAAAGAACTTTACTTTGATGCCGCAAACGAAGTGACGGAAAAAGCGCTAAAGCCCAAAGAAAAAAAAGAAGCAAAGAAGAAAGCGGGCGAAAAAGCCGCCGCGGCCCATGGGGATAGTAATGAAGAAGACAGCTAGCAAAAGACCGCACCGTAAAACGAAAAAGGAACGCATTGAACTTGAGAAACAATTCCTGAGTGCAGTGTTAGCTGACATTGACAACAATGATCTGCGTCAGGTTACAGAAAAGTACAATGTAACATGGCGGCAGTTCATAGACAAGCGCCACCAGGCGCTTTGGCGTATTCTCCAAACACTTGATCTTTCTAAAGTTATAGAAGAGCGGGTAGAAATACTTATAGAAGAGAGCGGCCGTACTCATGAAGATATAGCAGACGATATTGGAACAACAAAGGAACTATACAATCAAGCCCAGGGAATCACCTGGATAGAATATGAACTGTCAGCCGCAGGCGTTTTTCCGCTCATTGGCGGGAAAACGTATCTGCGCGAATTATCAGACACATACGCGGTACCGCTGGCCGCGCCGGAGTTTGCGAAGCAGCTTAGATTTGCTTAAGTAGGAATAATTGGCAAGACCTGTAATAAAAGACTATTATCATCATAAAGGCTTAAAGACGAGGGTATCCGACAAGCGCGAGGAAACCGAATCCGGAAAACTGGCGTCTTATATTATTAATAAGATACCAAAGAATTTTAATGAGTTTTATTATGACAACTACGATATTAACGAAGCGTCCCTGGCGCACGCTATAGTAACGGCCTGCGGGCGATATATACGTTTTTGTCCGCAGATAGGCTGGCTTGTTTATAGAGAAGACGAAGGACGCTGGACTGAGCATTATGCAGAATCGGTAGTACAGCGCGTAATAACACACTTTGGGCATTTGTTATTTGAAAATTCTTATGATTCAAACGCAGGTGAAATAACATTCGCCAGACATATACTTTCATCTGCCGGAATAAGCTCGATAAAAAATATTTTAAAACATGACACTACAATAACCGTAGAGCAGGAAATGTTTGACGCAGATCCGGATCTGCTAAATTGTAAAGGCGACATGTATAATTTACGAACAGGATACACGCGTAAGGTAGAACCTGAAGATATGTTTGCCAAGAGTACAATGTGTAAAGCGTCAGGTCTGGAATGGAAAAACGGCAGATGGACGCTGCCGGAAATTCCTAAAAAGTTTGAAGATTTTATGATTAAGATAACCAGTAAGGAAGGCGTAAGGAGAAGCGATCTGTCATTTTATATATTGTCTTATTTTGGTTACAGCCTGACAGGCGATAACGGCGCGTCCTTCTTTGTCAACTTCCACGGGCAGGGGAAGAACGGAAAATCAGTACTGTTAAATTTAATGATGGAATTATTTGGAGATTATGCTGCGCCAATATCAAAGGACATAATAATAGAAAACAGATTTCAAAGCCAGTTTGACCTTGCCGGGCTTCCGGGAATTAGGCTTGGAGTACTGATAGACGCTCCTGAAGGCCGGTTAAATATGGATATGCTTAATTCCATCACAGCAGGAGATGCAATAAACGCGAAGAGGAAATATTTAAAAGATTTTTTGTTTAAACCTGTATGCAAAATAGCGATAGGCAGCAATCCAAAATTGACATTGAAAAATACGGGAATGGCCACTCGTAGGCGCATCAGGATGATACCGTTTGATTACACTGTTCCGGACAACGAACTGGTAGTTAACCTGCACCGGCAATTATTAAAAGAAGAAGCGCCGCAGATACTTTCCCTTTTAATCTGGTTTGCGCATGAATATTACAGAAATGGCGAAGGTCCGAAAGCATTTCCGCCATGCGAGGTGATAGACGAAACAAGCGCAGAGTACATAGAAAGCGAAGACCTTGTAGGGCGCTGGGTAAAGGAACGGACAGAAAAAGCTGAAGGGAACATAGAAAACGCGACAAGCCTGTATGAAGATTTTTACAAATGGGCCACAGAGAAAGAGAAAATACGCAAAGTAATGGGGCAGAACAAATTCGGCGAGTACCTGATTTTCCATGTAAAAAAGAAAAAAATAGAAGGCAAGTGGTTTTACACAGATATAAAAATAAAAACCAGCACTACCTCACCTCCAAAAGACAGAAGCGGATAATCCGCGGTAATAATCAATAGAAAATTAAACAATCTCATTTATTCAAATACCAGACTTACGTGGAGAGTCTGGTATTTTGCTTAATTAAGGGCTATTTTACCCTCTAATACCCCTGCGATAATTGTAAAAAATGAAGAAGAACAGGAAAATTTGTATTAATAAGGCACAAAAAACAGCCAGACTACCAGACTGTAACCGGACTATTTTTAGCAGTCTGGTATCATGTAATTACATACTATATAAGGACTTACGCGCTTTAATAACCAGACTTCCATACTTATGTATGGAAAGTATTAAATAATATTTATATTATTTAATAGATATATAAAAACTTTATTCATGAATTTGTCTGGTAGTCTGGTTACTGCGGTAAAATAATTACATATTGTTGAAAATATTAAAATATTGTTTTATAATAAGGTATGGTATGGATAATAATACTGGTTATATTGATAATATTAATGTCATTTTCATCAATAAAGCGTAATAAAAAGAACAAACGAACATTAGAAGACAAAACAGAAGACCCAAAAAGTGAAGTAAATAATTATCAACACATCAATACTTATTTAAGTAACAGTAATAATAATGAAAAAAAACAAAATACCGAAGATAATATTTATTTTCAAGAAAATATTTATAATCAATCTGCAAAGCAGAATGAATTACCGGTAAATTTTAATGAAGATGTATTTAAAGATATTTTTGAACTAATGGAAAAAACATATAATTCAATATTTATAACTGGTAAAGCAGGCACAGGTAAATCAACATTAATAGATTATTATAAAACAAAGACTAAAAAAAACACAGTATATCTTGCACCAACTGGAGTAGCTGCTTTAAATATTAGAGGTAAAACAATACATGCGTTTTTTAAATTTCCACCGGAAGTAATAACTAGTGATGTTATAGAAAGAATAAATTACAAGGAAAGAGATATAGATTTATATAAAATAGTAGAAACAATAATTATTGATGAGATATCAATGGTAAGAGCAGATTTAATTCAAGGAATAGATTATGTATTAAAAAAACATAGGAAAAATTATAAGCCATTTGGCGGGGTACAGATGATATTTATTGGAGACATGTACCAGCTGCCGCCTGTTGTAGGTAAAGAAAAAGTAAAAATAACATATAAAGGAAAGGAATTATTTAACAGAGAGTTAAGAATTATTGATTATTTTCAAATAAAATATAAAGGACCGTACTTCTTTAATTCAGATGCATTTAAAAATGCATTTTTTTTATTTTATGAATTAGATACAATTTTCAGACAAAATGATAATAATTTTATAAATATATTAAATTCAATTAGAGAAAATAAAATAAATGAAAATATACTAGATATATTAAATAAACAAATAAATACAGTTGAAAATAATGAGGAAAACAGAATAATGCTATGCACAAGAAAAAACACTGTAAAATACAGAAATAAAAAAATGCTAAAAAATCTAAATACAACGCCCATTACATATTACGCAGATATTAAAGGTTCCTTTGAGCATATAAAACCAGAAGATTATCCTACAGAAAAAGAATTAATACTAAAAAAAAATGCACAGGTAATGATGTTAGTAAATGATAAAAATGGTAAATGGGTAAATGGTACTATTGGAAAAATAAAAAATTTATCAAATGAAAATATTGAAGTAGAAATAAACAGTATATGCTATATAATAAATAAAAACACATGGGAAACCGTTGATTATGTATACGATAGGGATTTAGATATTTTAAAAGCAAATAAAACAGGGGAATTCACACAGTATCCATTAATGCTTGCATGGGCAATAACAATACATAAATCACAAGGAAAAACATTTGAAAAAGTAACTATAGATCTTGATAACGGGGCATTTACTCATGGACAAACATATGTAGCGTTAAGCCGTTGTAAAACACTCGAAGGAATCGTTCTAAAAAGACCAGTAAAAAGAAAAGATATAATCGTAGATAATGAAGTAACAGCGTTTATTAATAAAATGAACATGAATAATATAAACGAAAATAATATTTTATTCTGAATAAAAAGATAAAAACCCCCTTGACAAAAAGGGTAAAATGCCCTTATAAATAAAAAAGACAGATAGGAGTCGGGAAACCGGCATGGAATGTCCTATCACAATAGCACTCGTGTTATTAGTGGGGGAAGTTCGTGCGCAGGGAAACCGGCATGGATTACCCTATCACAAATAACAGAGAACTCGTTATATGTGAGGGAGATTCATGCGCCGGGAAGACGACCAGCAAGATTTATTCATAGAAGCGCCAATATGGTGGGAAGGTTTAACCGGCCGCCGCAGGCAGTTTGTAGAATATTTCTGCACAGATCAGACCTGTTTTTTAAATCCAACAGCAGCATATATAAAAGCGTTCTCAAGCGGTGACAAACAGCCTACAGATTCATCGATACACTCCAATGCGTCACGCATGATGAAAGATAAAAAGATAAAGACAGCGATAATAAAACTGCTGCGCGCCCGACAAAACGAAGAAGATCAAATAAACGAATACAAAATACTTAATCAATTAAAAACACTTGCATTTTACGACCCTAAAGACATATTAAACCAGTACGGCACAATAAAAAAAGACCTGAACGAACTAGGAAACCTAACATTATGTATATCAGGAATAAGAAAAACAAAAAACGGAACAGAGATAAAGCTATACGACCGCACAAAAGCGCTGGAACTGCTGTTAAGGTATCTTGATATGGTCCGTCCAGTAGACGGCAATACGATAATAAACCCAGTTGTATGTCTTACAGATAAAGACATGGAAGCGCTAAAGGAAGAGGACACCAAGATATCGGCGACATCAACAGCGCAGGAAGCGGAATATCAGATCATGGATACAGGGGTGTAAAAATGATCGGAAAAATGACAGAAATTGACAGGGTAAAATCAAATAACGTGTTATGGAAGCCTAGTTACAAACAAGCGCTTGCATTAAAGTCGCCTGCGTTTGAATTATTTTACGGGGGAGCGGCAGGAGGCGGAAAGAGCGATTTTCTGTTAATGGACTATTACGCAGGAGTCAATAAATACGGCAAACACTGCCGCGGTATATTATTCCGCAGAACATACGGCGAGTTAGAAGAATTACTTTTAAGAGCTGATGAAATATACAAACCGTTAGGCGGCAGATTCACGCAGAAAAATAAGACCTATACATTTCCGAACGGAGCGACATTAAAGTTCAGATACCTGGAACATGACAGCGATGTAAAAAATTACCAGGGACATCAATACACATGGATAGGATTCGATGAGCTGGGGAACTATCCTACAGATTTTGCATGGCGTTACATGATAATCCGCTGCCGGTCTGCCGCGGGCGTTCCGTGTTACATGAGGGGGACAGGCAATCCTGGCGAAGTGGGCCATGCGTGGATAAAGTCAAGGTTTATAGACGGGTACGAGCCTTTCAAAGTGCACAGGGTAGTTGAATCGCGGGGAGCGGGAAAAATACCTATTACGCGAAGTTTTATACCGTCCAGACTGGAAGACAATCCGGCTTTAATGAAAAACGATCCCGGGTATGAGGACCGCATGAAACTCCTTCCCGGACATTTATACCGCGCGATGAGATTAGGCGACTGGGATATATTCGCAGGCCAGGTATTTGACGAGTTCAGAAGAGGGCTGCACGTTGTTAAGCCATTCGCGCTTGAGCCAGGAGAATGGAAAAAGTTCTACGCATTCGACTGGGGATATTCCAAACCATTCTCGCTGGGTAAATGGGCGGTAAATTCAGAAGGCAGGATGGTACGTTACGGTGAATGGTACGGCTGCGAGAAGGGCGAAGTAGACGTAGGCGTAAAGATGAGTACCGGAGAAATAGCCGAAAAATGCTGGAACATGGCTGTCGCAGAAGGCGTAACGGAATTAGTGGCGGATACAGCAATGTGGACAAAAGACAAAGACGGTCCTTCAAAGATTGAATATTTTGAGGATTGCGGATTTAAAACGATACAGGCAAAAAAAGACAGAGTAAACGGATGCGCGGTATTCCATCAAAGGCTTAAAACACTCTGCGGAGAAGAACAGGTTCCAATGCTGCAAGTATTTGATCATTGCGTAGATTTTATAAGGACAATTCCGGTACTAACCCCCGATCCCAGCAATCCTGAAGACGTCAATTCTCACCTGGAAGATCACATATACGATGAGAGCCGTTACGCGATAATGAGCGATTTCGCGCACACACCGGCAATTTTTCTGCGCAAACAGAACGGCCAGTGGAATATAAAACACAAAGGCGCAAGCTGGGATCCGCTTGCGAGAGCGGGATAAGGAGGGAGGTCAGTAGATTTATGAACGGTAAATTAGCGGATAGGGAATTGCTGGAAGAACTTAAGAACCTGTTTGAATATTTAAAGAGCGAACGCACAAAACAGGAATCAGACTGGAAGGAAGTACAAATGCGCAAACAGAACGGCCAGTGGAATATAAAACACAAAGGCGCAAGCTGGGATCCGCTTGCGAGAGCGGGATAAGGAGGAAAAAGGAATGATTGGTGAAATTGACAAAGATTTTTATTGTTCCTGTATAACTTATGGAAAACTCGGAGACAGGTGTTATAGGTTTAAAGATGATGATGGTTTTCCTGCAACATGTAAAAAGATAAATACTAAAGGCAGATGCGATAATTATAACCGCAAATACCCGACCCCAGAACAATTCAAGGAAGAACATGGCGTTGAATGGACTGGCGCGGTTTATTATCTCGATACTGACACGCAATGTTACGGTGAAAACGGAGAGCAACCTTACTGGAATATTACGTCTTACGAAGTTTTACAGGAACAGTGTGGTAGAGAAATTAATAAAGAAATTATTATTTGCGCTTGCACTCCCTGGGGTAAACCTCCCGATGACTGGAGGCCGGTAGAATTATGAGCGGTAAATTAGCGGATAGGGAACTGCTGGAAGAACTTAAGAACCAGTATGAATATTTAAAGAGTGAACGCACAAAACAGGAATCGGACTGGAAGGAAGTGCAAAACTTTGTAGCGCCTTCCATATTCGACTGGGACAATCCGAGAAGCAAGAAGCCGCAGCGTCCAAGACGCTATACAAGCAGGCCTACAAATTATTTAAAGACATTACGGTCAGGAATAACCGGGTATTCAATATCACCTAATATTACATGGCAGAAACTGGGATTTGAGGATATACAGCACACAGAATTATACGGTGCAAAGGATTGGCTGGAATCAGTAGAGAAAATTCTATATGCGGAATACAACCGTTCCAACCTTTACCCGCAGGTTTCCAAGTTTGTGGAATACGCTTCATGTTACGGACATGCGGTAATGCTTATTGACGAGCAGCTTGCGGAGAACAGGCTGCGCTTTACCACGTTAAATATAGCGGAAATATATCTTGATATAAATGAGTATGACGAAATTGATACTGTATTCAGGCGTTTTACAATGACGCTGAAAAACGCGGCAGTGTTATTTGGAGAGGAAAACCTCCCTGACACGCAAAGAGAACAATATAAAGACAAAAAAAACTGGAATCAAGAAATGACTATAATCCACGCGGTATACAAGAGGCAGGAATACAATCCGCAATCAATGGCAGCCGTAGATATGCCTTACGCGTCAGTTTATTTCTTAGAAGATCAGGAACATTTAATTCTTGAATCCGGATACGTGGAATTCCCATTCGCGGTATTTATCTGGGATCAGGTTAGCGGCGCAGCTTATGGAGAATCGCCTGCGATATACGCTCTTGATGATGTACGGCTGTTAAATAAAATCGATGAGGCGCGGATAAAAATGGCTCAGATAGCCGCGGAACCTCCGATGAATATACCTGACAGTTTACGCGACGCGGCTAATGTAGTCCCGGCAGGATATAACTATTACAAAAGACCAGACGAAATAATAACTCCGATTCAAACAGGAATGAATTTCCCGATTACGCTGGAAGTAAACCGCGAAATAGAAAACAGGGTACGTGACTGGTTCCACGTAGATTTTTTTCTTGCCCTTATGCATGAACGGCCTTCAAACATGACAGCGACGTATGTAATGGAACTACAGGGAGAAAAAGCGGCAGTACTATCAGACCTTGTAGTAAACCTTAACGCAGCACTGACAAAAATAATACAAAGGAGTTTTAGCATACTAATGAGGCAGCAAAAAATACCAATGCCGCCAGAACAGCTAGAAGGATCCGGAGCGCAGTTAAAAATAGATTTCATGGGCCCTCTGGCGCAGGCACAGAAAAAATTCCATGAGTCCGCAGGAATATCTCAAGGGTTAAATCTTATCGGCGCGATTGGAAATATAAACCACGAAGCGTTAGACATGATTGACTTTGACAGGATGCTTAAGAGCGGGCTAGACGGATTAAATTTCCCGCAGATTGCGATAAGAGAAGACATGGATGTCGAACAGATTCGCCAACAGCGCGCGATGCAGCAGGCGCAAATGCAGCAGCAAGCAATGTCAATGGCAATGCAAAAAATGATATTGGGGAATTTTAACAAACTCAATGAACCTGTTAAGCCGGGTTCCGCTATTGAGGAAATGAACAGACAAATGTCAGGAGGAGGAATGTAATGAATAAAAATTCTAATTTTCAATTTTGGAGAAACAAAAAGCTTACACCGGAAGAGCGTAATGAAATGCTTGTAGAAACCTGCCGCAAGGTATTTAACACCGATGACGGCAGGATTGTATTAAACATGTTATTAGCTGATTTGCGCCTATACGAAAATCTGAATACCAAAAGGGAACTTGCGCTAAATGAATATGCAAAATTTTTTATTCGTGAACGGTTGGGAGTACGCGATACAAAAGCCATGACGGATTTTATCGCGGAGACCGCGTTTACTGAAGGAGGTAAATAATGACGGAACCTAAAAACATTAATCTTCAATGGTTTGCGGAAGAAGGGAATGTCGAAAGCGGTTCGGCGGAAGGCGGGAAATCGGTGCCTGCTAACGCTGAAGAATTACTGAACAGCGCCATTAACGGCGATGCCGGCGCGGACGGAGCGAAGCCGGAAGCTAAACCTGCTGAAGGGGATAAGGCTGCCGGGGGAACACATACCGAAAGCGGTAATCAGACTATCAAACTTGCGGCATGGGCGGAGCAATTGAATCCGGAAATCCGGAACAACCCGGAACTGGCCTCAAAGCTTGCAAAATTTTCAAAAGTATCAGATGTAGCGAAAGCGTATCTTGATCTTGAAGTTAAATTGGCAGCTAACGGCATTCCGGGGAAAGACGCAACAGCGGAAGAAATTGCTTCTTACTGGGAAAAAGCAGGCAGGCCCAAGACAGCGGCAGGGTATAAGTTTGCATCAGAGAAAGAAGGAGTATTGTTCGCAGAAGCTGCGTTCAAATCCAATCTTACATCTGCGCAAGCTGAAGCCCTGTATAAAAATCTCGGAGAAGCCGGTAAGCAGGCATTACAAGCAGCCGAGAAAGCCAGAGCGCAAAAAGCAAAGGAAACAGCCGAGGCACTCGCAGCCGAATACGGTTCAAAGTACCAGGAAAAATTGGAACTGCTAAAACGTGGATTAACCGCAGCAGGTCCGAATGTCGGCAAGTTATTAAGCCAGGCGGGACTGGCAGGCAACCCGGAAATTCTAAAAGCCTTCATTGCATTCGGTCAGATGACCGCCGAAAGCGGCGCGGCCAGAGGCAGCGGAGCGGGAGACTCTCTAAAATCCATTATGGAAGGAGGCTCCTTCAATTTTAATACAAGCGGTTTTTAAACAGCTTAAACCGCAAGGAGATTTTTAATGATTTTAAACATGACAGATCAAATGACTGCCCTGGAAATTGTAAGAAGGGCGCAGGCCCCGGATCCATTCCATATTATCGAACTTATGCGCATGACAAATGAAATGCTCATCGATATACCGGCGTATGAGGCAAACAGCGCAACGGTAAATATTGCGTTACAACGTACTATTGCTGCAATGGGACAGCACCGTATTTACAACAGAGGCGTTAAAAAAGTCGCGACACAGACCAAGCCCATTCAGGACCGCATTGCGATGATAGCGGCTTATTCCGATGTAGACCAATCAATGTTGGAACATTCGGGTAATACAAACGCGGCTCTAATGAGCGAAGCTGCCGGTATTATTAAAGGTATGGGGCTTACCCAGGCTGAAACATTGATCTACGGCGACGGCAGCCGCGACGATGAATTTTCCGGCCTTATGGAAAGACGAAACAGCCTTAGCGATTCCAATGTAATTGATGCCGGAGGTACCGGCCTTGAAGGCAACGGAAATGAACTGACGAGCATTTACATTGTTGCAGTAGGTAAGGACATGTTCCATTTGATTTACCCAAAGGGATCAAAGAGCGTGGGCGTAAACCGTGAAGATCGCGGAAAGGTCGATGTTTCGGACGGTAAAGGCGGCGAATATCCTGTTTTAAGGAACTATTTCACTGCTCAATACGGGCTTACAATTATTGCACCTGACGCCGTAAAGCGCATTGCTAACATACATGCAAAGACAATCGACGGTAATAAGTTGATCGATCTTATTATTGAAGCGCGTTACAAGCTGCCAAAAGGCGCGTCAACTTACGCGATGTATTCCAATGTTGACATTCAAATCATACTCGACAAAGCCGCAAGGGATAAAGGAAATGTGGTTCACACCACAGCCGATCCCTGGGGAAAGCCGATCACCCATGTGCGCGACCTGAGATGCCGCCAGATGGATGTAATCACAAATACCGAAAGCCGGGTTGTATAAGGGGGAAATATGGGCGGGCCTAATTTTTTATATGACGAAAAAAACAATTTTGGAAACCTTACTTCAGCAGGTGATTTTCCAAACACAATCAACATGGGCGAAGCATCAGCGGAACGCATGTCAGTTGATCTTAAGCTGCCTGATGGACCTATTACAGGTTCTGTCACTCTTTCGATCACGGGAAGCGATACTGAAAACGGCACTTACGACACTATCGTTACAGGAGGTTCGGTATCAGGGGTTGATATAGCCAATGACGGTTATGGACTGCCAATGCCGAAAACAAAATTCAAATTCCTGAAAGCATCGCTTGCAGGATCATTTGTCGGCACAGTGCAGGCAATCATTAATTCTTACATTGGTAAGTAAGGCAGGCAGTGAATGAATATTTTTAATGGCAATGACAAACAGAAACAGCCAACTACAGATACTGCGCCAGTGCAGCAGCCGCCAACTACAGACGTAACGCCAGCTGCGGGTACAGCGCCAGTAACGCCAGCTGCTGATGTGAAGGTATATAAGTACCGCTGCAAAGAAAATTGCACCTACCAGGGCAAGTACCGCAGAACAGGCGATACCATTGTACTGCCGGAAAAACAGAATGTACCGCATTTTGAATTAATTGAACAGTAATTATTTTGAAAGCCGCCTTCCTGCCTTTAACAGGAAAGCGGCTTTCATCAGCAAAGGGGATACCAATTCATGAATATGAATATGAACCTGGTAAACAGAGCGCTTCTGGCGACAGGACAGGAAATGTTAACGCAACAGGATAGAGATGAAAAAACAGAAGTATATCAACTATGCAAAGCGTTTTATCTTGCAACATACCTGGAAGCATTATCTGAAGTTACATGGACATCTGCAAAGAGAAGAAGACGCCTTTTAATGACACGTCTTCCACACAACCGCACCGAATACCGCTTTGTCTATGATTTGCCATTTGATTGCGCAAGACCTGTAGAATTACTGAATAAAAGTTTCTTTGTTATCGAAGGTAGTTTTTTATGCACCGATGAAGAAAGGGCGGAACTCTTATACATTACCAATGGGAAGCGTCTGCCTGAAATACGCGCATTGACAGCGCCTAAACCAGGCGGTATTCCCTTATTGGTATTATCAAGCGGTTTTGCAAGGGAATTTACTATCCCTGATGACGTCACCTTTTTTCCAGGCAGTATAAAAGACCTCCCAAAAACAGAACCTGCTGTACCCGAAGAAGATCCGCAGTGGACTGAAGATTATCCGTGGTATCAGGAAACAGACATCGAACCTAAATTTTTTGAATATATGGAGAAAACGTTAGCCGCTAAATTAGCGTTTAAACTCTCCAGTCAGCCGAACCTGCATTTAACTTTATTACAGGAAGCCCAGCTTATAAAAAATGACGCAATTACTACAAGTAAGAGCGCGTCAGCCGCAAAACAACAGCCCAGAAAGTGGTGGACGGATGAATTGGGGATAGGAAAATAAATGTTAATTACAAATTTTTCATCAGGCGAATTATCCAATACTCTTTTTGGCAGAATTGACATGCAGCAGTATTATCAGGGCGCTGCCAGATTGGAAAATTTTGATGTTATACCAACAGGCGGTATTAAAAGACGTCCCGGATTGGAACGTTTACAGGGAATGAACACTGAAGGAAGAATTATTCCGTTTATCGTGGACAGGGATAAATCTTTTTTATTATATCTTACAAGCGGATTAACTTACATATACAGAATTATAAACAGGGAAACATATCTAACAGGACACTACAATACACCTTATGAGGAATTACATGTTATAACAGAAGTCCAGTATTCACAGGACTTTAATACAATGATTCTATGCCATGAAAAATATTTTCCACTGGAAGTAAAATATGACGGAAATAATCTTGAAATAAAAAAACTACAACTTTCTTTTGAAGTCCCAATCGCAGCAGGGTTAAATATTACCAACACTGATATAAATAACCACAGAAAGAACGATGAACAGTATAATTCAGGCTGGCTGCAACTGGTTAATAATTATCCTGCAGCTGTATCATTTTTTAACGGAAGACTCGTATTCGCGGGAACTAAAAATAACCGGCAAAGGATATTCGCAAGCGCCATAAAACTGCAGGATAGACCATATAATTTCGCGACTAAAAAAATATTTCTGACAGAAAGAAAGGAATATATAGCCATATATGGAACAATAGATTTAACCAATAAAAGAAATATACATCTGGAAACCAGCGACGCTATTAGGTTTACAAGCAGACTCGAGAATTATTTTTTTGATTCGCCGTTTTTTGCTGACGGCACAAAGATTGCCAGCCTGCAAGGCGGTATATTAACCGCAACTACAGACGCCTTGATTGACAGCAACAGCAATGTAGTCAGGATTTATATTCCGCTTTATACGCGGCATATTATTGTTGATGAATACCCAACTGCGGACTGCGGATTCACATTTGAAATAGCCTCGGACATGAACGACGCCATACGCTGGCTTGCCATGAATAAGAACTTACTCGTAGGAACAGAATCAGCGGAATGGATTATACCTGCTGAAGTAAACGGTTCCAATGTTCAGGCAGTTTTAAATAGCCGATACGGCAGTGATAAAATACAAGCCACCGCCATAGGCGACGCCATGTGCTTTTTCAAAACAGGCCGCAAAGGGTTAATCGAGTATTATATACCGCAGGCTGATAATAATTTCCGCGCAAATAATATGGTACAGTTATCACCTCAAATGCTTCAGGAAAGCAAGGCAAAAGAATTTGACTTTGTTATGACGCCATGTACACGCCTTTTTATAGTCCGTGAAGACGGCGTTATGATTACCCTATTATACGACCGTAATACCGGTACTTATGCCTGGAACAGAATTACCGCAGGTGAGAATGGCAATATTGTAAGCGCAGCGGTAATACCCGGCCCTGACGGATTTGGCGACACTTATATTATTATTAAACGAAATAAAAAATGTTACCTTGAAAGGCTGCCGGAAGAAGGCACTGTTTATCTTGACAGCTATAAAAAATGGCTGGGCGAATTTGAAGGTTATAATGATAAAGCGGTAATTTATGACGAAAAAAGAAACGTAACATACCAAGTTAAGATAATAAAAATACAACCTAAATTAAAAATCGGAACTTTTTTAATCGGTCAATTAACAAGCGAAGCGCCGCCGCCCGCGGATAATGATAATCCGTATTGGATAGGATTTTTATTTACAAGCACTATACGGTCAATGCCGGTTATCGCAAATACTCAAAAAGCGCCCAATAATATTAAAAATTTAAATGTAAGATTCTTTGACAGTTTTATGCCGGTTATTAAAGCGCTCCCGGGCGGCAAAGAAGAACAAATTAACAGAAAAGAACCCAATAGCGGCGTTGAACATATCCATTTTCCGGGCGGATGGAATCGTGATGTTCAATTTGAAATTTCACATAACAAACCGACCAGATGCTCTGTTCTGGCCATATACGCGGAGGTGGAATAATGGAATACTTTATGTTAGCAATTGCACTGGCTGGTGGAATAACTAATTTAATAGCAACATTCCAAGGCTCAGAAGAAGAAAAAAAACAACTCGAGCATCTTAAAGACATATATGAAAAAAAATATGTATCCGGATCAGAATTAAGCAATACGCAATTTGATTTACAGTCAGCAGAAGCTATTTGGCAGGCTAATCAAAATATGGAAAAAACCGATGTGCATTACAATGATTCCATTTATAATTTATTATCAAGAGACAATCTCGCGGATGCCAGTAAGGCAGACGCTGATTTCAGGCTTGATTCAAAAGAAACCTCTACGCAATTACAAAAAGAAGACTCGTCTTATCAGCTCGATTCAAGAGAACGTTCAGCTAACGAAAATATAAAACAATTCACAAACGACTATAATACATCTCTTTTAATGCAGGCATTTGGCGAACAGGATTCAAGAATTCAAAACGAATCCGCCATAGGAGCGTCTTTGGCTTCAGAGGGAATGAGCGGTACGCGCGGAAATACTTCAAATGATCTTATGCGCTCTTATGCCTCCCAGGGACTTGAACGCCAGATTGATGTGCAAAATCAGCAGAACCGCAATACTCTTTACGGAACAACCCAGGAAGCTGACAGATTAAGAGATGATATAAATTATGAACGCAATTCACTGAATAGTCATTTTAATATCGCAATGGCGGAAATAGCCAACGCACGTAATTTTTCAAACCAGCAATATAATATCGCAAAAGCAGATATCAGCAACGAACGGAATACCCTTAACGCAAATTACGATATTACCAGAAGAGGAATCCAACATGAAATTGATTCCTGGGCTCCAGGCGATCTAAGTTTGTGGGAAAGCAACTATAAAGACTTAAATAAAAAAGAAGGTAATACAATAAATGTACCTGGCGGAAAAACAGACTCCGTTAAAACCGATGATATTATTATATCAATGCCTGATGGCATACCGGACATAGTCATACCCGGTATTAATATACCCAGCATTGATTTTCAAATACCAATATCAATACCCGAAATCAATCTTCCTGAAAATTCCGACACCACAGTACCGGGTGCAGGAAATACAGGAGGCTGGCGCTGGCAGATGCAACAAGCACAAAATAAATACAATGCAGAAATGAAAGATATTGGGTTATATGATTTTTCCTGGCAAAAAGATCATACACAGCCTACAGGCTGGGATTTTGTAAATGCTTTCCTCGGCGGTGCAAACTCCGGTCTAAATACTGGAATCAATGCTTATAACTTTTTTGAAAATGTTGACTGGAAATGGTGAGGTAGACAAATGAGACACGCAACAGCCTATGATATTTTTAATAACGCGACAGGAATTGGCAATCAACTGATGCAGTTCGGAACAAACCATATGCAGGAACGTAACGATCTTATGCTATCCAATGTAGCGGCGAAGTTTGAATCGGAGTTTAAAGATTATATCAGAGATGTCCAGTTTAAAGGCGATTATGAAAAATATAAAACCGAAATGGAAAATTTTACCAGACGCTGGTACGATATTCAAAAAACAGAGAATAACAGTGCTTACTATCAGCGCATGATTGACATAATGAAAGAACAGTCGCTGGTTAAAGTACGCGATCACGCCAAAGAACAGCAGGATAAATATGACGCTGAAGCTGCGGACATCAGGTTCCAGGAAGAAGCAAACGCGTTTATGAGAAACATGCAGCCCGAAGAGGCCTTTGATGCAATTATAAATTCGTTTAAATTGTCAAAGGTAAAACGGCCTGTATCACAAAGCGACGAATATAAAACCATAGAGTCCATAAGAAGAACGTTATTCGAAAATAATGCCGTCAAACTTTATAACAGCGCTCAAAATGTTTCATATCTTGATTACATTCCTGAATTATTAAATAACCAATTTTCATTTATGACTGTACAGGAGCCGGTATTCGACAAGGATAATAATGTTATCCGCAGGGAAGAAAGACCCTGGACTTTTAACGGCAGAGAGGAATGGCAGGAGAAACAGAAAGAGATAGCAACAGCGCGAATACATAAACAAAATATGGAAAATGCCTTGACAGATAACGCTCAATATACACGGCTAAAAGAAGAATGGATACGGACAGGTGACGCTTCTTTGAGCATTCGTGCGGACAGAATAGCGGATCATTATCTTAAAGGCGAAGGCGTGATTGCAAAATTAATGAAAGGCCAAAAGGACGAAATAACCGAATATTCAAATTCCGATAAAGACAGATTGCTTGGATTGTTTATGCCATACAGCGAAAAAGGCGTCGAGCTAAACAATGTACCTCGCTCACAGGTATCAGCTTATATAAACATGTACGGAAAAGAATTAATGAAATCATATTTCAAAGGAGAAACAAACATAGAAAACGGACGTGTTTTATTATCTATTTTGCCTAACTTGTTATACGATCAGGTAGAAGCGGAATTTGGCGCATACCCCGGAGGCAAAGAACAGTTTTATAAAGATAATACAAATTATTTTCTTGATATGGAAACCGCGCTAATGGAAGTAGCGCAGAGCAAGGAACTTTGGAATGTAATTCCCTCGATGATTGATGATTTTAAAAACACTATAAAAACAAATCAGGAACTACAAAGAATTCTTGAAAGAGATTACGCAGGCCGGCAAGCACAGATGCTTGATTATTTTGTAGATGAATATTTTGATTTTTTAACATCTGTTAATTGGAACAAACAGTTCGGTGTTACACCTGAAGAATTACAAGCGGGAGCAAATGAAATAATAGGACGGCTTACCAGTTCAAATATTAATCTATTAGGAAGAGCATCAAATACAAACTTATTTACCGGACAGAATATCCAAACAAGAGAAAGAAATCTTGCACAGGGACTTGCCGCGATGAAGAACGCGCCGGGCGTCATATCAACTAGGCGCAATCTTCAATCTCCTGTATATCTACCAGGTACAAATGCAGACTTAACCAGATACGAGAGAGGTTTAAGAGTATACGCCACAGAAGCAGCTGAATGGGTTGCACGTTCACAAAACAACATGAACACCTCAAGACAAGAGATAGAAACATGGGCTTCAAGATTACGGCTGGTTAACGAGATTGATGTTAAACGTGATGAAATAAATCCTGCTGCGATTTTCCAATTGGACGACCAAGGAATTTTCTTCAGGGTACGCGCCGAGTTAGACGCAAGAGAGAACCCAACCGGCCAAATATTAATTGACAGACAAGTTACAGAAGGCAAAAACCCAGAAGAATTAGCAGAAGATAAATGGCGTGCTCAAACCGTAAGACGTAACGATATACCAGAAAGTACCCTGAGACAAGACAGACGAGAGAATACTGAACGTACACCAATTGAAACATTGGAATCCGAAATACAACAAATTACAGAACAACTGAGAAATAGCCCCAATAGTAGTTCACTGGCCAGAGATTTAGCGCGAAAACAAAATGAACTTAGAGACGCCCGAAAGATGTGGGACGAACAAAGAGAAAATATGATTTCGCAAATATCACTAACTTCAAATCAAACACAAAAAGAACGATTGATACAACAAGCCCTCTCAGATAGATGGATTAGCCGTGAAGACGCAGAGAAACTGCGCAGGGGGCAGCGGCCATGAGTGATTTTTTTAACAGAACTCCGTTACATGTATCACAGACATACGAAAACAGCGAAGACTGGCGAAAGAATGTCACCGATTTTTTTCACGAAGCGGATTTACGCGGGAAACAGCACTTGTCGCAACTGGAAACATACGCACAAAAATACAAGGTCGATTTAAACGACGGTCAATTTGCATATTTAAAACAGGGAATAGAAAGCGGATTAATTGATGAAGAAGAAGTATATAAACAAGCAGCATCAATGTACATTGGAAAAAGAACAGCCTTACCTTCTGATTTTGTACGAAAAAATCTTGAGTATTTTTCTACAGCATTAAACATTGACAGCAAACTAAAAACACCGGCCGGATTTTGGCAGCAGGTAATAAATCGTTACAAAATGGGAGATATTCAAATTGCCGGTAATGAACTGAAATATGAATTAATGCACGCTGACGATCCAAAGTGGCGGACAGCGTTACAGAAAGAAATCAACCGACTGGAGTTATTAAGCGAACAATACTACACAGGCGAGCCGGATACCGGAACAGCTAAAGGTAAAGCATTATGGGCGCTTGGGTTAATTGCTGAGACTGCGCCTTATATAAAAAATATGATGATACGTCAGACAGCAGGAACAGTCGTGGGTTCACTGGCAGGTTTACCATTTTTAGGCGGATTAATCGGCTGGCAATATGGATTAGAGGTAGAAGGCGGAGGGCTTTATTACGAACTAATCAAACAAGGAATAGATCACGATATCGCTAAAGGCACTGCAATGATTGGCGGTTCATTATCATCCGCCGTAGAACAATTGCTTATGGGGTCTATTTCAAAGATGGGTAAAGGTATATATGCGCTGGTAAAAGGTAAACCTTCCGTTAGTAAAGCATCTAACTATATTGTATCTCATGTATTTAAAGACCTTGAACCTGGTAATGCAGGTTATGGCACATTGACTAGATTTGTCGATTATATCCTGGGTATTCCAGGCGAAGGTCTTGAAGAAGGGACGCAATCACTGACAACAAATATTGCCGAACGGGTCGCAATCAATATTCAAAATGCCAGACTGGAAGGCCAGATTGATGGGCTGCCTGAAGATGAACAGGTAGTTATTCGCGCGTTACGTGAACTACAAAAAAAACCTTTAAATGAAATGACACAGGAAATACTGGATAATTTCATTGGCGGCGCAGTAGCGTCAATCGGAATAGGCTTGCCCGGATTATCTTTTAATTCAATGGCAAGCGTCAGGGAAGCGCGCAGATTAAAGCAATCAGCAAGAGAAAATACGAACTTTAATGACTTTGAACGTGAAGCGATAATGTCACCTAACTTTGAAGGAGTACAACCTGAAAAAGTAACTGAAAGTATAAATAAAATTTGGCAGGAAGGTACGCAATTCCGGCGGCAACAGGAAGATAAACGCGCCGAGGAACTAAGGCAAAAAAGGCTGTACGGCTCTCTTGATCAAAGCGGGGATCCTGTTTACCGCGATCAGGCAAACAACGGTCTGTATATGGAGATCTCAAGGCACACTGAATCAAACGGAACTATAACAGGGCAGTTTGCCGCAGGAGATCCGCGCAAGAGCGAAAAGAACAGTTACGCTATCGGCGAATACGAAATACGCGGGGACACTATTGCAATAACAGATTTTAAAATTGGTGAAAAGTATGAAGGATTGCAAAACGAGATATTGCAAAATTTCGCAAACGATATGGGAAAGGAAATTGAATACGCAGGCCAGCGTTACGCGCCAAACGGTGAAGGGCGCTCGCTGCGTTTCGGATGGGATACGCCAGCTGATACGGCTCCGCACGCGGTAAACATGAGTTTTAATTTTAACAGGCAGCCTTACAAGGCGGCTGACACGCAGGCGGATACTGAGGCCAAGCAAAACCTTACAAATCAGTTAAAATCGCTGGATACAAAAATATCAAGTGACGCGGAAGTAAATACGATTGTTGATTTTTATGATACGGTCGGGCGCAAGTGGTTCGGCATGGGCTTTGCCGATTTTATGAACAAAATGACAGGAAGCAGGCAGCAATGGTTACACCAGATGGATTTGAGCGATGAGCGAATAGCCAGATATATTGCGATAAAAGAAAACGTGTTAACGGACGCCGCGGCAGTACAGAATATACTGGAAAACCTTACGGACGAGCAGAGGGAAGAAGCCAGATCGAGCATCAATGGATTTGCGGAGACCGGAGCTGACGGAGTAACCAAAGCTATACACGCGGCGAAGATAGCAGATGTTTCAACATTTATTCACGAGGGGGTGCACGCGTTTACACAATTGGCAAGAGCGTTAGATCCAGCGTTATACCGCCAGATGATGGAAGCGGCAGGTTTTAATCAGGAAGAATACAGCCGCGCCGATGAGGCGGGCCGCCAAGAAATGACACGTAACGCTATGGAGACGCTTGCTTACGGCGCGGAGGCGTATCTTAAAGAAGGTCCGAAAACTGTACGCAATTCAGAGTTGAAAAACCTGTACGATAAAATCAAAGAATTTTTAAAAGATCTGGTAAACGCGATAGAAAAAGGCAAATTCCTGACACCTGAAGTACGCGCACTGTTTGACGGTTTATTCGGGGAAAGCGGCACGGACGCGGTAGAGACACATGATGGGCAGGAAGGATCTCAAGCCAATGACAAGCCAATGCCTGAAAATGAAGTACAGAAGACCGCCAAGAAACCGCAGGAGGCAAATAAACAGGCAGCGGAAGATGATATGCTTTTTTCCGACAGTTTAAAGAGAACAATAAAAAATAATAACCTATCTGATGAAGTGCGTTCCAAAGCCGTTGTGCGAATGGCAGGGCGGGATTATACGGACGCACTGCTGGACGAGAGGGATCGCGGCCATCGGCCGACAGCGGAGCTGATAAAAAGAGCGGACAGGATTGCAGACCCTGCGCTAAAGGCGAAAGTGAAAGCGCATATCCGCGAACTGCGCAATAGGTACGCCGGAACGGATGCGGAGTATAAAGCGCCTAACGGAAAAGACAGCCATCTATTAAGTTCTCTGGGCACTGAGAAAGGACGAGAAGCATGGTACGCTGTCCGGCTTGAGGGTTTTAAGGACTGGTTTGGCGATTGGGAGAGAACGGCGCGGTTAACGGAGATTGAGAAATCACCTAATATTGTTTTGGACGGCAATGCTTATGAAGGCAAATACGAGTTAAATAAAAAATCTATATTTAATTATCTGGAAAACACCCTGCGCAAAGAAACCATGCGCAATCCGGCGATTATTGCGGATATACATTTAGCAGGAAAAGGCATCAGGAAACTTACAAACTGGGGAATGATGAATGATACATATAAAAAACTATTCGCGCACATTCCAGAATTGACAAAAAATGCAATTTTTTTATCTGAAGAAAAAGCCAACAGATCCGACGCCCATTATAATAAATACAATCATCTGGTATGCGGAATAGAAATAGATAATAAACCGCATACAGTACATATAATTTTAGGTGAGAATGAAGGAATATGGTATTACAGCCACATATTATTGGATATAGAAAAAGGAAATCTACTTGCAAAAATAAAGGAAGCGTCCCGACCGTACATCCTCGAATCAAATGAGGGCCACCCGGAAAGCGCTTCCTTATCTGATATAAAAGATACTACATTACTCAGATTATTGCAAGTGAATTCTTCACAGGTTATTGATGAAAACGGCGAGCCGCTGCCTGTATTTCACGGGACAGGCACAACGATAGCGGTTTTTAATCCGAGCTTTACGGGGATAGGAATAGATCAATATGGAAGCGGTTTTTATTTCACAAGTGACAGAGAAACAGCTGAAATATACGAAACACACAGAAATACAGAGGGCAAAACTAAACCAGGCGGAGAAGATAACTACAATACAATTAAAGCGTTTTTAAGTATTAATAATCCAATAAGAATTACAAAAGAGCAGCAGAGTTTAATAGATGTGCCAGTAACAGCAAAACAGGCGGCCGCAATAATGGCGCAAGCACCTAATATATACGATGCAGAAAAAAGCCCCCTTGTTGATTATTTAGATAATGGAGGCAAGCAATTTACAATAAGAGATATTCAGGAAGTTTCTGGAATCTATGAAGATAAATTTATCTCACTCGAAATTGATTTTTTTAAAGGAAACGCTACAGCATTCAGAAAAGCTGTAAATAAAGTAATGGGTTATGACGGAGTTATAGTCGAATTTCTAAACGGCGAGACGCATTTTGTAGCATGGTTTTCCAATCAAATAAAATCCGCGACAGATAACATTGGAATGTTTGATACGCGGGAAGATAATATTTATTTCCAGGCGGCATTTCACGGCAGTCCGCACAGGTTTGAGCGATTTGACAGCGCGCACATGGGAAGCGGCGAGGGAGTGCAAGCTTACGGATGGGGACATTATTTTGCAAGTAAGAGAGAAATTGCAGAGTGGTATAGAGAGAAATTAATAGATGATTATTTAAACTTTGATGAAATAATTGTAGATGGAAAAAGTATTACATATGACGAATTAAATAATTTAGATCTTTGGTACAAACTCGGAGAATATTTATATAATTATAATCTTGATGATGTTAAATCATTTTTCGAAGAAAATTCCAGTACAGAAACAGCTAATGTTACCGAGAAGGAAGCGTTAATGTTTAAAAAAGCATATGAAATAGTAAAAGATGCACAAAGTGTAAAATTAAAATATGTTAACCCTGGACAGCTTTACGAAGTTGATATCCCCGGCGATGAAGAAATGCTGGATTGGGATAATAAATTATTAGACAGTACTAATTATAACGACAAATGGTCTTATATACTTTCTGATTTAAAAGAAAAAGGCAAAGCTGCCGGATTATATCTTGACGGTATACAATTAGGATTAACAGGTGAAGAGATATATATGCACGTTAGACAAAACTTCATTGAAGAAAAAGAATTAGATTACAATGAAGCACAAAAACAAGCGTCATTATTATTAAAAGAAGCAGGGTTTAAAGGTATTCGATATCTTGACAGCTCCAGCCGCGTTGACGGTGAAGGTTCACATAACTATGTTATCTTCGATGACAACGATATAAACATCACACAAACATATTACAGCGAAACCTTCCGGGACGCGGGGCTTTCAGATTTTATGATGAACTATCCTGAAGTTGTGAAGGAAGCGGCTCAGTTTAAGAACGGCGCACAAATGGCGGAGCATTACGCGCAGTACCATGAGATGCCTGATGAGGTATACAGGAAGGCGAAAGCGTTAGGGTACTTTGACGCGATAGCCAGAGCGGCGAAAGAAGGAGACGCGGAAAAAGCGACTAACGCCATATCGGGAGTATCCGCGGAAAAAGCCGTAAAAGCGCTTGCCGCATACGGGGTTGATACAGCGACCGCAAAAAAAGCGGCTTCATTAGTGCGTCAGGATGATTGGCAGAACGCAGTACAATTACTGGAAGAACACGGAGTACCGCGCATAGACGCTGAAGTATACGCTGACACCGCGAAGATGTTTGGCAAGTCTGAAATGCTCTGGTTTGAAAGACAATCTAACGCGGAAAAACAAACCAATTCAAAAAAACAAAACGTATCACATAACGTTGAAAAACCGGGCGAAGAGAAAATAATAAAACTGGGTAAAGAGAACCAGGCAGTTTTAAAATTCTTTAATTCATTGGTAGACAATTCCAAAGAGGTATACCCGCAAGGGGAAGAAAACCTGGAAGGACTGCGGATGAAGCTTGATAAATCCGAACGTACAGTTAAAGCGCTGGAAGAACACAATGCTAAAACATTTGTAGAAATGATTTATACAAACGAAGGCTTCAACAAGTTAATGGAATATGTCTATGCCGTACATAAGGAAGGTCGGTATCAGGGCGAAACCGATGAGGATACCCGTAAAATTGAAGCGCTGTACGACAGGGTACGGACAACATTCAATACAAGCGGCAATCTAAACTGGAAAGCCGCAATGGATAATATAGCCGCAGGCGAGCAGGTTAATCCGCGCACAAAGAAAATAATTCAGGGAATGATTCGCAACCGTCCATTGCAGTATATGGAAGTCTGGGCGATGATGAGCCGCGATGATACTTGGCTGCCTGAAGAAACAGACTTAAAGCGCATAAAGCGGCTGGATACGCTGGGATTGATTGACGAGGAATATTTGGAGAAGCAAAGCCCTGAAGAACTGGAACGCATTGCGCGGAAGTTAAGCTCCGACCGCATAAAAAGAAAGATTGTCGGCGGAACTTTAATGTTAAACGATCCTATGCTGAATGAATACGAAGAGCAACTTAAACAAGACATGGCGCGGTTTAGAAAATTGATATCCGACAGGGAAAAAGGGTTTTCAGAATACCGGAGTTACGTTGAGCTTGCAAAAAGTAACGCGCGCAAACACCAGATACTATTGGAACAGGAAGCGGAAAATACAAGCGACGAAGGACTTAAAGCAAGTAAGGAGCGGACAATTGAACTTGCGAAAGCGCACAGGCAAGTCCGCGATACGATAAATGAAATGGAACGCTTTATGCGGGATCAACTACTTCCCGATGCACGCACAGCGTTTACAGAGCTAAACAAACAACTGCGGGAAACAGAGCGGATAAACGCAGAATTAAAGGCGATTAATGAAATAAGGGAGATAAAGAAAAGGAATTTACGGCAAATATTACGCAAGCCTGATTTAAAAACCGTTAGTTTGCATGAGGCAAAATACATTGAATGGATACAGGCGCACTTTGACAGTTACGAGGCTGTAGCGCGTTTTATAGGGCGCGGCGCTAAACCTGTCCGCGAATTATTTGACAAATTTGCAAATGACACGGATTACAGAGATAAATTAAAAAAGAAACTGCCCGAAGAAACGTTCCGCCAGATAGAGCGGATAGTATATGAAGATGTCAAGACGCGGATGGTACGCGCATACGGCAAACTTGACGGGCGGCAGCGGCGAGTGCTTTACAAACACCTAACGGATTATCAGGGGATATTTGAAGAGTTTGGGATAAATATACTTGAAGAGCCGCGCAGGTTCAGTAATGCAGAATGGAACGAAATCAGGGCGGAAATGAAGGACATAGTTCCGGCTGACGTTATGCAAAAACTGGAAGGGCTGCTGGAGCCGGAAACACAATCAGAAAAAGACAATCGATTCACAAGGAAGTTTAAAGTAGAGAATTTTAAAATTGAAGAAATACAAACACTTGCAGGAGTAGTAAACAAACTGCGCAAGGAAGGCAGGGAAAGAGAGGCGGCGCGTCAAGAAGCCAGGTCGCAGCTTAGGCAGGAAGCAACGGAAAAAATAATAAAAACGCTGGAAGCGAATATGCCGAAGAAAGCGATTGGCAGCCGCATGGCCGGTATTGCGTCTACAAATGTTGAAGAAGAGAAACGTTCCGGCTGGCGGAGAGTATGGTATTCGCTGCATAATGCAAGGCGGTTTTTCAGAAGGCTGGAAGGCGGCAGGGACGGCTATCTGAATGATTATATCACACAGAGAGAATACGCGGCTTTTGCCGAGGAGAACAGCAATGTATTCAGGCGGAAGGAAAAAGTTGATAAAGAACTAAAAGAAGCTAAAATTTATTTAAAGGAACTGGGGAGGCCAAACAGATTCACTTTATATAACGGCCAGCGCATATCTTTGGATGAGATGATTTCCTTCTATTATGCGCAATACAATGAACGCGCTCTGCACGCTGTAATGTTCGGTAACTTTGCAGACCAGGATGAACGTGATGCGATTGAAATCATGGCGAATAATAGAGACAATGCCGGGCAAATGATAGCTGAAGCAAAAATCGCTTTGCGTTACCGCGAAGACATGAAGAAACTGGATGATTTTTTAACGCAAAAAGAAAACAGTAAATTCCGGCAAGTTATGGAAATTATCGGAAGGGACTACGAAGACAATTATCCGCGGTTAAAAGAATTCGCGGCAAGGGAATATAACGAAGAATTAGGCAGCGAAAGGTATTATATGCCTCTTATACGCCAGGAAGCGGTAGTAAAAGAAAAAAACGATGTTGACCAGGCGCTAGCAGATACCGGATTATCGCGAAATATCAACAGAGGATTTACTAAAGGACGCGTGGATATACCATCATTTGCACAGCGGCCGATACAGGCAGGCTTTTATACATTATGGGACCGCATGGTAGTAAAGCAGGAACATTTAATGGCATACGACCCAATGCACAGGGAATTAAAAAAAGTTTTTGAAAGCAACACGTTACGCGAAACATTAAAACGCGGACATTCCGAAGCTGCGGTAAAATATATTGAAAAATTTATAAGCGAACTTGCAACGCCTCCGGTACAGGAAGATTTCGCGGCTCTGGATAAAATAAACCGCGTTATGAGAGGCCATTACCCTGCGGCGGTTTTAGGATGGCGGATTGCAAGCATTGTGAAACAGGCAGTAGAAAGCCCGCCGCCGTTTTTTCAGTATGTAAATCCTGGCGAATATGTGAAAGCCGGAATATCATGTTTGCGGCAGGAAACACGAAATATGATACGCGAAAAAAGCGTATACATGAAAGCAAGATATTTTGACCCTGCCGCCGCTGTTGTCAGGGAAATGGAGAGAATGTATTTAACAGGCAGGCTGGGCAAAGCGGAAGCAGTACTGTCCAAATTTGAATCTACAGGCATGAAAGGCCAGACATGGATAGATTCAATATGCGTAATGCCCGGATGGCTTGCCTCGTATAACCGCAAGATAGCGGAGTTAAATAAAAAAGAAAAAGGCATAACAGTAGAAGCCGCGGAAGCGAAAGCGGTAAAGTACGCGGATCAGGTTGTAAGGGACTGCCAGCCGTCATCGGTATTAATGGACCGTATCCCGTTATTAAAAAATAATAAAAACGCAATTTACGGAATGTTCACACAATTTCAAACTCCGATAGCTTCAATAGCTCAGCAATTATTTATTGACACGCCCAATAACTTTAAACAAGGACGCATTTTACACGGGATATGGACATGGGGGATATACGCCCTGCTGGCAATCGTTATAGGGGCTATGCAGGAAGAAGATGACGATGACGACTTAGATCCAAGAAAACGCACGATAGACGCGCTTGTAATGCCCTTAGATATGATTCCGATATACGGCGGAGAAATCGCTTATGCAGTAGAAAGCTTTATGCGTGACGGCAAAGCGCGAGCGCCAAGGCGGAGTAATTTCCCCGTTCTCGAACAAGTGTATAAAACAGCTAATTCCATAACCGAAGAACAATGGAGCAAAGCAGCTAACAACGCCTTAAAAGGATTCATGTATTACGGCGGAATGCCTGTAGCTGCATATCAAGATATTGAAAAAGCAATTGAAACCGGTAAACCACAGAGGATATTCGGTATCAAATAACAAACAAGGAGGAAAACAATGCTAGATTTTTTAACAGTGGAGCCAGACCGGATAAACCGGATACTGGCGTTAACAAAGCGGATACAGGAAATTGATCAAGCCATATCCACAATACGGTATGACAATGAACTGTTTGAAGAAATACCTGAAGTGGTAAAAACTCTTAAGGCCGCGAAGGATTCTGCGGTTGCGGAATTGAAAACCGTATAAACAGCAAGGAGGAAATGCGGAATGGACATAGCGAATGATGTAGCGCCGCTGGTTGTACCGGCGGTATCGGCTGTTGCGATCATTATTCAGAACATTGCAAATAAACTTAGCGTTACGCGCAGGCTGGGAATGGTGGAGCGTACACTACAGTTGTTATTAATGCACGACATCCATCTGCCCCTGAGTACGCGCCTTGACGCTGGTAAAAGATATGTAGACCTGGGAGGAAACGGGTCCGGTAAAGCCTATTATAAAAAGCTTGAAGAAAAATACCAAAAAAAGATTGAACAGCACATGGAGGAAAAAGTATGAAAAAAAACCAAATGCTTACAACCGGACAATCTTTGAAAAAAACTCAAGCGCTTATTACCGGGCTAATTTTAATCACAGTGTTCGGCGCACTTGCGGTTATTTTACCTGACAGGACAGCGCATTTAAAAGACATATTAACAGCAATAGTATCACTAACAGGCGCATACATAAGTATTGAAGTTGTAAACAACGGCGTTAAAGGCAAGTTTTTTAATCAGGCGTTATATGATATGGAAAACAAAAGGGAGGTATAAAATATGACAGAGAGAAGCAGACGTATGCTCGCGGAACTGGATATAACAGCGCAACCGGTATTTTTAGAATTTCTGCAAAACCTGGATAAATCCATAAAAGATGACAGATATATTGTATTCGAGGGACGGCGGAGTGTTCGTGTTCAGGAGGCGTACTATGCACAGGGACGCAACCCGCTTGAATGGGTAAATACATTACGCCAGGGAGCAGGACTGTATCTGCTGCGAAGTGAGCGGGATAACTATGTTATTACATGGACGCTCAAGAGCAGGCACATTGACGGCTTTGCGATGGACGTGCTGCCTACAGACGGCGCTGGAAAACCGACATGGGATCTGGCGCATTATAGAAAAATATTTGAAACGATTAGGGACTGCGGCAGAGCAGCAGGTCTCGAATGCGGAGCGGATTGGCCTATACAGAAAACAGACTGGCCGCATTATGAAATTAAGCAAGCTGTATAAGGAGAAATGGAGGTATGAAAAATGAAAAGAAAAATAAAAGAAACAGGTTTTCCCGTCACGCGAAGACGGGAGCAGCGTTTATCATCATCATCTGCATGGTTTTTCCTGGCTGCGTTAGCCGTCCTCTTGTGGGCAGCTGGGATAACGCGAGCCTGGTCGCAGAACAGCGAATCATTATCGAGCGCCAGCAACAATACATTGACAGCATGGGATGGCTTATACAGTCAGGGGCTACAAATTTACAGGCAGCAATCGAAGAGCTTGGAAAACTTAACGAACTACACGAGGACTTTGGAGAATGGTTATGGAGAGTTGACCGATTTGTGCGGGCTGTTATCGCAGAGCAACAACGACTTGAGAGATTACAACTACCAAATAGCGCAGAGAATGCAGGAGAGAGATGAAGAACTTTTTCATATTTATTTAGAGATAAATGATATGGAAAAACATATTTTACAAATAACCATTGCGTTAATCATTGCAATAGTTATGGCGGTTATTTCAATAGCCACTTTAATATTATTTTTATTCATATTGAGGAGGAGGTAAAGAAAAGATGAAAGCAATAACACAAAATTATATAGGTACCACAATCGAATGGGTATCAGAAAATCCAGTTATTTATGACGGAGTATGGGCTTTTGAAATAACAGATACCGCACATATTCTGGCTAAAATCGGGAACGGAAAAGATAGTTGGAATTCTCTCGCATACTGGGGAATTGATAACGTTCATAATTTACGCGAAACATTAACAGCAACACGCAATGATACTGTTGAAATTATCAATGATAAGATAAACGCTGAAACTGAAAAACTAAATAATCATCTTAAATCAGTAATAACTGAATTAAATCAAAAGATTGATGATATAAAAGAACAAATGCTTGATGAAGTATTACAGCAAGCGGTCGCGATAACTAAACAGCAAATATTTGAAGATGTAATGCAGTATGTTACAGAAGAATTAGTAAATGAACAAACACTGGAAGAAATATTGCAACAGCCCGTCATTGATATGATAAAAGAACAGTTATCAAATGAAATATTAACAACAATTAGGAATTACATAGCAACAAAAACAGATATTATAAAAATAGGCGCACCTATTAATAGTTTATTTGATTGACAAAGGAATGCGCACCTTATAACGCGCAAAGGAGCAGTAATGATTGGAATACCTGCGGTAATTGCAACAAAACAGGATTGGTTAAATGTATACCAATACGTTTTGGCAAACAACAATACGGAACAAAAAAGATCATTCCGTAACCGGCTTATCGCGCTAAATGAAGCGCGGTATATGAAAAAACTTAAAGACGGAGCGCCATCAGATCCGGAACAACAAACACAGGAACATTTCGAGGATGTTCCGGATCCCGCGTCTCCTTTCACACAAAGCGGTCTGACCGAAAGCGAGATCGAAGGAATGATAGGAGGTTTAAATGCTGCGTAGATATATGGTAAATACTGACACCAATGCGTCAGCAGAAACATTTTCAGGGTTAGTGGACTTTCACAAGAGAGACAAATATATCCTGAAAAAAAAGGATCCTTTTACATATCCAGCACAAAACGTTATTACCGTTTTAAAAGATTCCATTCTATCAATTTTTAACAGCGGGGTATGGCGGACTTTTGCAATCGATAACGATATGGAACTAAGCGCCGCAAATCTTGATACCGGTAACAGTTTTTTAGTTGGTAGTGATTATTACATTTATCTCGTAGATGACGATGAAGATGGTTTGCTTGTAATTTCAGCCAACTCATCGTTTCCACTGGGACAGAATGCCAACAACAGCCGAAAAATAGGCGGGTTTCATTTTGGCCATATACGCTGTACCAATGACAAGTATGTTCCAATTTCACCTAACGGTTCAGTATTTGGAACTGACGGTGTAGGCTGGAAGCAAAATGTAATCGCCGGAGGTATTATCCCCAACTCCGTATGGGATTTGTATAATCGTCCTCTTTGCTCTCCGGAAGGCATGGCGCTTGTCGGTAATATCTGGATCGATATTTATCCATCTTCTGTCGCAGAAGCAATTTCTTTTGAAACGGGTAATAATGGCGCAGCTTTTGCCGCCAATGGTAAATTACAGTCAAAATACGGTCTTGTCCCTGCCACCGGAAGCGAAGGTTTAAACTGGTACAGTTTCAGCGAACTTGCATCACGTTCAGGTAAACGCCTTATCACTTATAGTGAATGGATACGTGCTGCTTATGGTAATCCCGGCGGCCAAGATGCAGCGGATGATTACGGCTGGACAAAAATTAACAATACAAGCCGCGCCCGTGCCGGTTGTCAGGTTAATGCATCAGGTGTGTTTGACGCACAAAGTAATATTAAACGGTATGCTATTTCAGCTCATAATCTTTGTGATTGCGTCGGTAACGTTTACGAATGGATAGACGAGCTATCCATTTGGGATGGCAGTGTAATAGATTTTGCCTGGCAAGATGTTTTAGGAACAGATAAAGGAAAATTATACGCCACTAATAATATTGGTTTACGAGCTTTCATTTGCGGCGGTTACTGGGGCAATGGCGTGAATGCCGGTTCCCGGACGGTGTCTCTTAACTACTACTCCCCGTGGCACGTGAGCACGAACTTTGGTGTTCGGCTGGCCTGTGATAAACTGGCTGGCTGATAATCTGAAAAACTGTTTTTAAAACTTGGAAAGCAAGAAAAACATGATGTATATATGATTAATGATTTTATATTATACCAAAAATATAATGATTTTGTAAAATATATTTTCCCCATTATTGAACGCTTTCCAAATAAAGAAAAATTTGCCCTGTGTACACAGATAAAAAATCATTGTTATTCGATAATACAAAATATTATTGATGTACATAGGGTTAAATCAAAATATCCGATTTTTTACAAGATTGACGGACAATTAGTGTTTTTACGCTGGTTGCTGCGTCATTCACATGAAAGGGGCTATCTCTGTCACCATAGCTTTGAAGTAAGCGTAAAAATGGTAGACGAGATAGGAAAAATAACAGGAAGGCTTTTAAATCCTAAACCAAAGGAGAGTGAAAATTCTGCCAATGACAACAGATTTTAAAGGCTGCCAATATTATGCAGTACCCTTAAAGGGACACAATGTTTTACAGCTTTCATTTGCGGCGGTAACTGGAACAATGGCGTGAATGCCGGTTCCCGGACGGTGAATCTTAACAACTACCCGTGGAACGTGAACACGAACATTGGTGTTCGGCTGGCCTGTGATTTCTTATATGAATACTTAGTTTATCAAAATTTCAGATATATTACTTTACGGAGTAGTGTACAGTGATGAACCATATGTCTTGCATATACAGTTTATCAGATTGTGTTCCTCGCTTAAAAGCGAAATTACATTAACCGGTTTCCCTGCGGGGAGCCGGTATTATTTTTGGAGTAACGAATGCAATACAGTGATATATATAATTTTGCCAATCTATATAACGCTTATCTCAAAGCTCGAAAACAAAAGAGATACCGTAACGAAGTATTGAAATTTTCATACAATTTAGATGAAGAATTAATTAATATTCAAAATGAATTAATCTGGAAAACTTATAAAGTAGGCACATATAAGCAACGAGTTATTTATGAGCCTAAAAAAAAGAATGATTTTAGCTTTACCATTTAAAGACCGTGTAGTACAACACGCTCTAAATAATATCATTGAACCCGTATTTGAAAAATGCATGTTTTATGATAGTTATGCTTGCCGCATGATGAAAGGAACACACGCGGCAGCTAAACGGCTATCATACTTCATGGGAAAGACTAATATTGCATATTATTTGAAGATAGATATTAAATCATATTTTGCTTCAGTAAACCATAATATATTAAAAAATCTCATAAAAAAACGCATAACAGACAGGAATATTATTTGGCTTATTGATGAAATCCTAGATAGTTCTCCTGTTCCCGGATTACCAATTGGAAATTTATTGAGTCAACTATTTGCTAATATTCTATTACATGAACTTGATTTTTACCATAAAACTAAAATTGGCATAAAATATTATATACGATATATGGATGATATTATTATACTTGCCAGTGATAAAAAGGTATTAAAAAATATATTTGAAAAATTTAATAATTATATCGATACAAATTTAAAATTATCACTTAATCCCAAAAGCGGTATCGGCCGATGTAAAGACGGCATTGAATTTGTTGGATATAGGGTATGGCGTAATTTAAAATTAATTAAAAAACAATCACTGGAACGCATGAAGAAAAAAATAAGGGCATGGAAAAAGAATAAGTTACCCAATAAAAAAATCATTTCATCCATGGGAAGCTGGATGGGACATTCACTTAATACACACAGTTATCGCGCAGTAATGCGCATGGCCATTGATGTCATACAAGTAATGGCAAAAAGAGCAGATAATCCTGTCATCGCAATAAAATCGAACGATCAAGAATTTTAAATACCTCCCTGGCTTTTTGTATAATCTTGTGCTGACCTTGTTTGTCTCGGTGATTATATCGCTTTGCCACATCATTTGACACCTTATGACCCATAAAGTATTCTTCAATTTCACCCAGATCGTAAGCATTCATGAGCGTTTTCCAGAAATGACGCCCTGAATAAAATGTTATATTTTCTTCATTTAATTTTTTCTTTATTAGTTCATAATCCAATATTCTGTTTTTTTCCTGGCGAGTAAACATTCCCATAACAATGTTAGCATAACTATAATAATGACGTGATATTGGTTTACCGTTTTTCTGACAGAATAATAAATCATCCGGATTTTTCCTTCTTTTATCAATATAACGTTTAATTTTTATATACACGAAATCATGCAAAGGAACATATCGTTCACCAAACTTTGTTTTACTTTTTGGAATATGTATAAATCTATATTGACCTATTTTAATAATATCCTTAATCTGTATTCTATCCATTTCACTGTTTCTCATACCTGTAGTATAAATAACAAGGCATAATAAGTATGATAATTCATCAGGCCAACGTTTGTTAAATATACCCTTTAGTTCATTTATATTATAACAATTTCTAATCTTGTTATCAGTCTCCTTTACTTTTATTGTTACAAGACCTGTACACGGATTATTTTTTATTTGTCCCCGAATTAAGAGATAGTCAAAAATATTACTAACATAACAAACATAATGATTAACAGTCTGCGGTTTATGTCCCTTAGCAAGACAATAGTCCTGATATTTTGTCATTAACGGGGTATTAATTTCTTCAAAATTTTTAATATGGTATTTTTTAAGAAAAGGTATCCAGTGATGAATAATTGAGTTATTATAAATACTTCTTGTTTTTTCACAAAGAATTCGCCCTCTTAACATATCTTTTTTTAAATAAATAGAGTCCTTTTTATAATATTGATGAAAGATAGGATATATTTTTTCATTTATTTTGTTGTAAAATTTTCGTTGATGATATTCTGAAATTACTTTATCCCGATTATTAATTGCGAATTCATTAGCCAATTTCTCATTGTTTGTATGTGTAGATCTCCATGTAGGAATAACATGACCATTTTCTATATATCTTACATGATAAACAAAACCCATTTTTTTATTTTTTACTTTAGTCAAATTGTATCCTTTACCTTTCCGGGGAATAATAAATTGCTTATTAAATTCCTGTATTTCCGCAAGCGCTTCAGGAAATTTTTTCTGTACCTGGTGTTCAAAATATTTTATCGAATCCTTATTTTGTAAAATAAGCGCTGGACCATGTTTTAACCAATTTATAATATCTAAGCTGTTAAATCTGAATTGCGGCTCACCTGCTGCCTTTATCCTAATATGAGGTATTTTTCCACAAACCGCTAAATTTACTAGCGTATTTTCATTAATTTTTAATACATTGGCCGCTTGACTCGTTGTCATAATTATGTTATTGTTCATGTATTATTTTTCGGCACGAAGTTTTATATGTTAATATTATTTTTATAAATTCTCCATTTAAAAATGGGGAAAGGGGAGGTTTTTTAAAATTTAGACACCAGTTAGACACTAAGCACTTTTCGAGAAATTTTGATAAAAATTTGGAAATTTCTTAAAAAAAAGGCTTGACAAAGTGATTTTATTATATTAATCTTTTAATTGGATATTAAATTAGCGTAACCGTTTGTTATGCGAAGTACAGACCTTATATCATATTTATTTTTTTTTATTCCCAATAACTAACTTCGATTCTAGTTATAGGTTTACCATGCGGTGATAAAGTAGTAATAAGTATGACTATATTACTATATCCAGCATCGGCCACTTTATTTGATTCTTCATTTATAAAATTAGAATATTCTATTAAACTAAATCCTTTCGGTCTTTCAATTATACGAGAATGAATATTTATCATACCTTCAATTCTATCCACATTATTAGTTATTT